ATGGCAACGCTGAGTATCAAAGAAAGCCGCGAATTTGTTATCTTTCAGGCTTTTTCGCAAAATGACAGTTATAATGCGGCGCTGGACGCGTTGGAAAAATATGACCGGGAAAACCCCGACCGCAGGATTTTTGCGTCGGCGGAAGAGAAAAAAGCCATGCGCGACAGCTACCTGATGTTTAAGGAAGCGGAGCGGATTATCAGCCGCGGCGGATCGGCTCCCGATTATGACAATCCGCAGATTATGGAGCGTTTGAATACGATTTTGCGCCAGCAGCTGCCGGCAGTTTCGCGTGAGGTTATGAAAAGCGCAACGGCGAGTACGGCAATCAATAAGGCCAATGTCGGGCGGATGATGGCGCTGCACGCGCGCAACGTCAAGGCGTTGGGCAAGAAGATGCTGCAACAGGGCAAGGAAACGGTGCACGAGCAAGCCCGGGTCGGCAAAAGCGGCATTACCGGACACAGCCCGTACGAAAAGGTTATTTCCACTGAGCCGACGTATAAGCGCAATGAGGACGTTGTGGTGGAGCGTCTGCTTAAAGAACGGCAGGAAAAGCAGAGAGCTTGAGGCGGCAATAAATGAGGAGTGGTTGCTGTAGTGGCCGGCGGTGCGGATGACGGGCATGAAGCGTGGCATATGAAGAGCAGCGTGCAAATGCTTTCCGGCAACAAAAAAGACCAGATAAAATCCAGTCTTTTCAAAGTGGTAGGGGTGATGAGACTTGAACTCATACTTCCAGAGGAAACAAGATTTTGAGTCTAGCTTTATGTATAGTTAACATTTTGAAATAATATTATTTTTCGTCTTCTATTCTGACTTTTTTATTTTCATTCTGACTTTTGTCTTCGGATGCCTTTCTTTCTGAATATGCTTTCCAAGCTAATTGCGGGGTGTCTGCTTTATATACCTGATTGTAAATTTCTTCGTTTGTATGGCCGGTAATTGAGATGATTGCATTTGTGTTTACTCCGGCTTCGGCATAGGCTGTTGCGGCTGTATGACGCATTTGTTTAAATACTATTTTTATACCTATTTGTTTGCTAAATTCGTTGAAATGGCGAGCCAGTCTATCCTTAGTAAAATACCCCTGTTTATCAGCAATAATATAATTTTCCTTGCTTAGTACCTCGTCTAATAGATGTGTGGGAATAGGCAGGAATACTCTTTTTTTTGTTTTGTGCTGTATAATATCAAAAAAATATTTATCGTTTATCTTTACAATATTATCTTTTTTTAAGTTTCGAATATCGCTGACGCGTTGAGCCAGCCAGTAATTTAACTCGAGGGCAAGGGCGAGGTAAGAACGGTTATTTTCTCTAGCCAGACGGATATATGAGAAAAGGTCTTCCGTGCTTATTATTTGTTTTTTAGGTTTTGGATGCTTTACGCGCAAGTTGGCAAAAGGGTTTGGTTTTGTGTATACTCCCTTGCGTAATCCAAAGTTATAAATCATTTTTAAAAAGGTCATGCAAGCCAAAGCTTTATGCTGGCTTTCTTTCTCTAGAATGTTTTCATACAGATTATAAGCTGTATCTGAAGAGAAATTGTCTAAAGGGATTTCCTTAAATTTTGAGCCGCTTTTTCCTTGAGCTGAACATAAAAAGTCGTATTGATATCTGTAATAGTCTTGAGTGCTTTTTTCTAGTTCGTTATAAAATCGGCTTGAAATATATAAGTTCCATATATTTTCTAAATTTTTGCCGCCGGTATTTTTTGCTGTACTGTTTCCGTTTTTTAGTATTTCATATAATTTTAAGGCTTTTTGGCATGCCGGTATATAATCCTCTCCGAGCGCATAGCTTCTTTTTAGTTTGCAGTTTTCTGGCATACGGCGGGCAGGAACGCAAAAATAATATGCTAAATGTCCATTTTTCAGCTTCTTTTTTAGCATATAAGGGATTTTCATTTAAAGCTCCACTCTTCCCTTATTTCTGGCATAATATTGTCGTCAGCCAATTTGTAGCGGATTATTTTACGGGAAAAATATTTTGGGATAATTTTTCCGGCGAGAACATACTTTTTTAATGTTCTGGTATCACCTTCTTTTGCTTTAAGTTTTAAAACTGCTTTCATTTCTTCGGCAGTTAAAAAATCAGAAGTCATATTAAAGTCCTTTCGAAGAGTCAGGTTAAAAGGCGGGCGCAGCAGTTTTAATTTAACCTGTTAATCCAAAATCTGCGCCCGGAGTTGTGCGGTACCGCCATTCGTCCCTAACTTTACGCTGCCTGAAACTTGAACCCTTACGGGCTGGTCGGTTTTAGCATCCGCACAGTGCTTGAAAGGAGGGCAGCGTGATAGAAACGAGTTCGATATTTTTCACACCACACGCCCCGAACTCCGCTCTATCTGCGTCTTAATAAGCCGTGTGGGGAAAGGGCTAGGCGCCTTCAGCGAATTCCTTGCTATTAACGGCCTCTTGCCATGTGGGGTATTCGGCGATTTTTTTATGAAATAGAAAATCTTGGTTCTTTTCTTCCAAATCATAAACTTGAACATACCCATCAGGATAAATAACAGACATATATTTTAGATGAAAGATTTGAGTAATTACAAAGAATTCTCCATTTTGCTGTTTATAAATCTGGCCAACTTTAATCATCTTTCTCGTCCTCGTAAAAAGTTACTTCATCTCTGCGGACGGGGCAGCAATGTTTAAAATGTTGTTCAAATTTTTTATAAAATCTATAATCTCCCTTACTAAGATTATCGTAGATTTTTCCCAATAAACCATATTCTTTATTATCATTGTCGCTATTCCAAAACCAGCATAGGCACTTGTTCTTGATGATGTAGTCCCAGTCAATAGGCTCTCGGTAAAACTCCCACCGGTTTGAAAAAATATCACTTGCGGATAAATCACAAAGAATATCATTATCAGTAGCAACTAAACTACCTTTTTTTTGAATATACTTGTCTTTTTCCCAATTTGAACATCTAATCTTTGCCCCTTTTCTGAACTCGGGCAGCAGTTCTTCTAAATATGACATTAGCGTTGCTCCTCTTCAGCTCTAACTTTTTGCCAAAAACATTCTTCAACTTCGCTTCCTGAACAATCGCCGCTTTCGTTCAACGTCCATAAATCCCACTCTTCAAACTCGTTAATTGTGGTAGAGTTATAAAACCTATTTTGCAGACTATCGGCAAATTTTCTGTGCATTTCATCGGCTTTATCTTGGTAGTATTGAGCCTTACGTAATAATGCTTGTTCGTGCTTTGTTAATCCATATTTTTTAGCCATTATTTACCTACCTTTCGTTTTGATTTTTTCCAGTCATCAACGGGGTCGATGTCAAACATAGGCATTTTATAAATTTCCCCGTCTTTTATATTAAAATTATGCGCAAGTCGGGTCGGATTTTTTGAATACCAAAACCATAGTCCGTTTGCGTCCATAGCCACCCAGCCTGGGCGCATTTTCGGGGCTATGTCTCGCATAAATTCTTCAATCGTCATTCCTTAATCTCCTTTAATGCTTGCTGTGCCGTATGGCCGTCTTCTATAACAGCCTCAATATCTAAATAATGTTCTCTGTTTGTATCTCCGCAATATCCAAAACATTCTACATTTTCCATTTCTGCGTAAAACTTCAAAGCCTTAACGGCAATCTCCAGCTTTTTCTCAAGTTCAATTTCTCGGGCGGTTTTAATCATCGCTATTGCACTCCTCTACTGATTCGACGGAAATTCCTCTCACCAAGTCAACAATCCAGTTGCACGCATTTTTGTTCGCTAAAATTCCGGCTTCGTCTTCATTTTCTGCATCTACATACATCACGGATGTAACATCAGCAGACGCACTTAGACAAACTTCATATTTCCGTTTTTTGGTTAATTCCCGCTTTTTCTCCATACCCCATTCTGAATCAATGTTTTTGCGAACGTAATCGCCGAATTGTCCGGCAAAAGGAAAATCATTAGGGTCTATTTCTTCGCCGTATTTAGTTTTCATCATCTGTCGTCCCCTTTAACATTTTCGTCTGACGTGTTAAAATCTTCAGGATTTTTTAACATAATGTTGCAATTTGGTTCGGAATGTTGCAAATCTGATTTCGCAACATTATTTGCAACATCTTGCTCGGTTTGAAACATATTATTAACGTTTTCGTCAAATACAGCGTGAATACCGCTTAATAAATCATTAGTCTTTTCCAAGTCTTTTGCTTGAAAACAGTGCTTATAGTTGTAGAGTATATCTCTGACCTCGTTTAGCAGGGCGCGAAGTTCTACAATTTGGGCAGCCAGTTTTTGAGCTATTCCAGACACTCGTTCAAATCGTTCTTTCTCAACATTATAATTATGTTCAAGGCATTGACACCACTCAATTAACTGAGGCTTTGTGTATCCTGTATATTTCATCTCTTTATCTTTCCGCAATGTTTGCATCTTTTGGGTTTGAATTTTCCGCCATCGTTGGCGTGGCAATAAGGAAGTCCGCAAATACAACCCCACTCGTGCCATCCAAGCCAGCAAAGCAACCGCCTAATCATTATTTACATCCTTTCAACTTGCCGCTTATCCGTGCACTTTGCGGCAATATGCAGCGCCACATGAATCCATTCCAGAAGACTTGCACGGGCTGCAATAAATTATTTCATTTCAGTACCTCGTTTACTTCTTTAATAAAATTTTCAGCCTCGTATGTTTCGTGTTCAAAGCTTAAAAGCCGTGTTCCCTCTTTAAGCAGAGCACGCAGGCTCTCAATTTCCTTTTCTCGCTCAAGATATTGTCTAAATAGAGATTTAAACATTGTTTCATTCCCCTCAAGTGCTTTTGTTTTTTCCCAGCATTTATCGGAAACGTATTTTACACCGTTAGCGGTTTTTCTTAAAGATTCAAACTCTTCATAATCTGGAACGGGAGCGAGGATTTGTTTCACGTCGTTGTCTGTGGTGTAATCCATCGTTATTTCTTGAGGTTTTCCTTTTATAAAATAAGCTCCATGGGCATAATCGATACAAATTTCTCCGCTTGTTAGCTTAATGTAATAAAACTTGTTCCAGTCAAGCTTTCCGGCTTTCCAATCTGCGGTTAATTCTTCAGGTGTTTTAGTCATCGTCCTATTCCTTAAAACGGTATATCATCGTCAGGTATATCCATTTCCTGCGCAGGATAGTCCTGTTTGGCGGGGCGGTTGGCCATAGCTGCTTTCAGAACTTCGCCGTAGGCATCGGTACACAGGCGGGCAAACTTCAGCAGGTCATCCGGCATCAGGTTAATCTGTTCGCGGGTGTACTCATCATCGCCTTTCTTTTTGTAGGAGCGTTGCAGGCAGATAGAGAATAACGGAACTTCCCGTCCGTCTTCACGGGTGTAGGTTTTCATAAAGCACGAGGCGGAAAGCATTCTGTCGCGTAAGGTAAAAATAGGTTTGTTGTCGCTCATAGTTCTTCAAATCCTTTCATTGCTAAATATTGAACCGGAGGTTCCGGCATTATAAATTCGCCGCCCGTTTTTTCTGACCAGAATACTTGCAGACGGAGGCACATCTCGGAAAAGGCATCCTTGCTTAAATTAGTGGTTGTTTTTAAGCCCAGAACCTTTTTGTGGATGCCATGTATCAGCTCGCCGGTGTAGGGGAGGGCGTATTCGCCGTAAGTTAATCCGGCGTCATCCAAAAACTTTGCCACAGCAGAGCAAAACAGCCAGTACCAGGCATTTTGTGCGGTGCTGCGCGTTTCCTTAAACTCGGAGATTTCCAGTTTAAGCTTTTTGCCGGCCGCAACAGCTTTGTTGCCATCTTCCATTATTTTGTACAAGGCGGCTGTAATGTCCTGCTTGTTGGCGATAATCATTATTTTACACTCAAATTGTAATTGGTTACGAGTTCGGCGCCGGGGACGTCTTCGCCGTTTTTCAGCGCATCTTTAAGCTTTATCTTATCCAGCTGGGAAGTCTGCTTGATAACAAAGAACCGCTGGTCGTTGAAATCCGGGTCGATAATTCTGACCTGTACGGACTTGCGCGTACCGACCGTCCAGCTGCCTGCGATTGATTTGTCTTTGCCGGATTTCCGGTGTATCAGCAGAATAAAGTCCTCGAGGCCTGCAAGTTTTTTCTTTTCCGTTTTGGCCTTGTCAGTTATGCGGGCGGCTTCGGCGTCAAGGCCTGATATGTAAGCGAGCTTGTCGGCGCGGAGATTGCAAAGGCTTTCCAGCCCCTCGGCAATCAACGCATCTTTTGCAGCGGCAAGCTTTGCTTCCTTTTCCTCGTCAACCTCGCCGGTTTCGAGGTCGTAACATTCGTCAAGCAGGCGTTCTGCTTCCATAATATTTTCGTAAATTCCTGGCATTATTTTTTCTCCAAAGGTTGTTGCATTAAAAACTGAAAACGGGTGTTATGAATTTGGGTCAGCTTCTCGGCTTTTTCGGGCCCGGCAAGCTTACAAAGTTCGTTAAAGGTTTTTTTGTATTTGTCGCCGTTCATATCTTCAAGTGTGGTTGTTTCAAGATATTTTCTGAATGCGGCAATACGTTCGTCCAAAGTTTTTTGTGGTTTGGATGCAGGTGTTTTTTCCTGCGGTGTCGGTTTTTGATATTTGTCTCCGTCCATTCTTCCGGCATAAACGTCAGCGCCAAGGCCAAGCATTTTACAGGCGACGGACAACGCATCCGTAACCGCCATTTTAAGAGCTTCATCATTGTTATGCATTCCGTTCTTTTCCCGTTCTATCAACATAGAGCCGCCAAATCCGGGAATAGCTTCGCTCCATTTGTCGTCTTGCTTTATATAAAGTTTGACGGATACGAAAAGTATTACTTCATTGTTTGCTCCCGATTCCACGCGATAATCGTTCAATTCATATTTCCAACCGATACCACATAGCCCGAAGTGTTTATCCATCATTTCATAACGCCATTGAGGGTTTATGTCTGTTTTTCCTTTGAGGCGTCCTGCTTGAATAGTTTTCAAAGCCCACCTGTCTGGTTTTCTTGTTTTCTCATAAATTTCCGTCATTTGATTGCCTCGTTTAATTCTTTTTCTTTAAGCTTATAAAAATCTTCTTTGGTCAGGTTATGCTCCAAAAGGTACTGCTTGAAATCCTTGTTTTTTACCTCTTCCAGATAGGCAAACCGTGCTTGCGGCAGAAAAAGCCTGAGGTATTTAGCTCCTTTTTCATGCACTTTCTGATGACATTCCCGGCAGAGCGGCACAAGGTTTCTGACATCCCAGCGCAGGAGAAGGCTGCGACGGCCGATAATATGATGCATTTCTGTCAGTCCGCTGAAACAACATACGCAGCGTCTGCCTCGTGCTAATTTAGGATACAGCCGGTCAAGCTTTTGTTCTTCTGGTGTCATTACATTATCCGAAAATGAGGGTTAAAACTAAAACGACAACCAGAGAAATGCAGGTTGTTTCCAAGCCGGTGTTTTTGTTCACCAATCGCAGGTTTTCGTCCCGCAGGGCTTTGATTTCGGCAAGCTGGTTGTTGCAAAGGTTGTTCCAGCCGTTTTGGAAAATATCAATATGCTTCATCTGTTTTTCTCCGATGCTTTGCGCAGTTCCTGTTCAAGTTCAAACTTCCTGCGGCAGTCTTCTTTGTATTGTGGCGTAAGGTAATAGCCGTCGTTGCTCATTTCACAGAACTTATCCGGTTTTTCAGCCGTTCTAAATCCTGTTTGATTTCAGTTACTGGTCTCGGCATTATCTGCGTCCTCTTTGCTGCTTGATATCCCAATCATAGCTATAAGCAGCTTGGGTTTACGGGATAGCAATTCAGTTATTAAGGTAGCTTGTCCCCAAACAGTTCCACCTCCCGCTAGGATAACATTTTTATCGGTTTCAGCATCCTCGGTCGCAGCCAGTAAAATACAGTCATCTGCCAACTCTTTAATCTCATCAATTTTTTGGTTGATTAAATCGTGTCTTTCTTTGGGGGATAATTTCTTTTCTTCAGTCATTGTTTTCTTTCTCCATAAGCTCAACAAGCTCTATTGCTTTAAAGGCGGAAGAGCAGCTTTTTTTTATATTAGCCAGCATGTAAGCCAGATTTAAGGCATCCCCATTGACAAAAGATATGTTTTTAATTGTATCTCCCTCTTCCCAGCCGAAGACGCCGATGCGTAGTGGACATATTTTGGCGATTTCATCCAGATGGTGCTTTATGATTTTTTTCTTTTCTTCTTCAGTCATTATTTTTCCTTTCAGAGTAGGTGGGAGGGCTATAGGAGGAACCCTCCCGGGTTAAGGCGGGAAAGGAGAAGCGCATGCTAAGCTAAACCTTTCCCTAACACACGTCCGCCGGAACAGATTATGCATTTGGAGTTCACCAGCGGATAGCCTGATGTGTGTTATGGGAATAACTTTACACTTATTATGTGTTAATGTCAACACAAAAAATGTGTTAAATGAAATGTTTTGTGCATAAATAAAAAAAGCCCCTCTATTTCGGGGGGTATCATTTTTCGCTGTGTTTTGTTTTTTTTATAAGAAAGGGCGTTTTCTTTACGTATATATTGCGATATTTGTTAGTTGGATGAATTTATAAACCTTGCAGTGAAAGCTTAACAGCAAAAAACAAAACAATATAGCAAATCCACTTGAAAGGGTAGCATAGAGAAAATACTACAAAACTATTATATTTTGTTTTGTTACATATATAAAATGTGATTGAAGTATAAGGAAAAGCAAAAATAAGGGAACTTAAAAATATTCCGCCAATAAGATAAGGAATCCATAAGAACCCTATTGATATATCTTTGTACCATGCAAAATAAGCACAGAATAAAAGGAACATAAAAATAAAACTTTTACTTATACTTGTAGCTCCCTCTTGATATTCTTTGTGTGTTAGTCCATATATCTCATTTGTTTCTTTATCCATAATGACCATTCCTTATTAAAACAGTGCGAATAAATAATTCTGTATATACGTTTTTGTTAACCGGCTTTTTTTGTGTAAAGATTTACAACCATCGCTTGCATTTGCCCTTTTCTATCTGTTGTATCAACTTTTGTAGCACTTAAACAGATGGCAGCCATCTTCTGCCCGATGTTTTTAATTTCTCTTGGATTTTTGGACATATACTCATAAAAGACATCAAAGGCTGTTGAAATTATTTCTATAAATTTATTTTCGGATAAAGAAATATCATCTGAAGATTTTGGGGCACAGTTACATTCAGATAGTGCTGAAATAATTTTCCTTAGGTTATTAGGAATAAGGTCTGTTACTGGTATATTTAGGACAGTAGAAAGGGATAGTATTTTATCAGGAGTTATTTCTCCGCCATTTTCTAAACGTTGAATGTGTTGTTGTGAGCAGCCTATTTTTTCTCCTAAGGCAGCTTGTGATAGCCCCAAGGCCTCTCTGCGCTCTTTGATTTTATTCATTTTTTTTCTCCTAATATATCCTTTAATTATTGTGCACAAAAAAAGTGTGTTTGTAAAACACAAAATAGGTGTTGACATTAACACTTTAGACGTGTAACCTGCCTTTTAGGAGGTTTATAATGAAACTGAAAAATTTTTTAGATAAAAAAAGTATCTCTATTCAGCAAATGGCAACGGATTTAGAACTGCCGTACGAATATATCAGGCGTTATGTTAATGAAAATAAAATCCCTCGTCCCGAAACGATGGCAAAGATTGTCGCTTATACGAAAGGCGAGGTAACAGCGAACGACTTTTACGGCATAGAGGAGAAAAGCGAGTGATTTACGAACGGAAGAGAGACCCAGAAGGGCATTTGAGAATTGTAGAAGGGGTTGATTACGTTTATACTGTTGTTGCGCTTACAATAGGGCATTTCAGCAAAAAACAGGATGTCGGCGTAAATCTTATAATCAAAATACCCTACACTAAACAACTTATGAACAAGCTTTTAACTCCAAATGAGGCGCGAAGCCTTGCGTTGGCATTGGAGGAATATGCGGACTTAGCGGAGAAACTTAGAAATGAGACGTTTTCCGTTCAATCGCTCTAACAGCGGCCGCCCAATCTATTTTAATAGGGACGTCGGTTATGGACTAAATAGGGTTGGTAACGAACTCTATAGGAGAAGGTAAGATGAGTTTCTTAACTGAGAATATGGATACGATAATAAATGCCGACTGCATGGACATGCTAAAACAGCTGCCGGACAAATGCGTTGATTTGGTACTGACAGACCCACCGTATGGTATGAATTTTAAGTCAAATCGTAGAACAAAAAAATTTAACAAAATAGAAAACGACAACAATTTAAGCTGGCTTCCTCAATGGGTTAATGAAATAAACCGGATAAAAAAAGACGATAGCCATTTATATATTTTTTGCAGTTGGCATAATGTTGATGTTTTCAAACAAGAAATTGAAAAATATTTTCCGGTTAAAAATATTTTAATTTGGCTTAAAAACAATACAGGTATGGGTGATTTAGCTAACGATTACGCGCCGCAATATGAACTGATTTTATATTGTAATCCGAACAAGAAATCTCTTAATGGCAGCCGCGATAGCACGATTATTAAATATTCCAGGACAAATAATGAGTTTCATCCGACACAAAAGCCCGTTGATTTTATATCTTATTTAATTAAAAAATCAAGTAAAGAAAATGATTTAGTCCTTGATTGTTTCAGTGGCTCAGGCACAACAGCGGTAGCCAGCCATAAGCTCGGACGTCATTTTATCTGTGTGGAGAAAGACCCGGATTATTGGGCTGCATCGGTAAAAAGGCTGGACGAGGAACGGCGGCAGATGACGATTTTTGACGTACTGGGGAGAAATTGAGATGAAAGACCGTTTTTTGTTTTTTGAAAACTTTAAAAAGATTGCTGACACTTTGCCTGATGATTTGAGGTTGAAATTTTATGACGCATTAACCGCCTATGTTTTTGATGATGAGGAACCGGAAGACCCTGTTATAAAAAGTTTGATAATTGCAATTAAGCCGAGTTTGGACAAAGAAGAAAAAAGAGGGGGCAATCATAATCCGGCAGGACAAAACCAGCACAGTAAGGACAAACAGAATAATATTGAGGTTAAAGACGGTCAAAAAAACAACAGCTTAGGTCAAAAAGAGGTCAAAGTTGGTCAAAGTGGTCAATCCTTTCTTGAAACGGAAACAGGAAACGGAAACAGGAAACAGGAAATAATTAAATTACATTCTCCGCAATCTCGAGCGTTTGCGGAGCAATTGCGGGGGATTGTCTGCCAAAGGAAAAACATCAGGGTTGACGGGAGAAAGCTTGCCGGATGGGCTAAATCGTTTGATTTGCTGCAAACTGCCGACGGCGTTTCTGCCGAGCGGATAAGTGCAATGCTGGAGTGGTATTCGGAAAATGCGGGGGGAGACTATGTCCCGGTGGCGGAAAGCGGTGCCAGCTTCCGCGAAAAATTCACAAAGCTGGAAAGTGCCAGACAGCGCGCCGAGGCTAACAAACATCACGTTGGCGATTGGATGAACGAGAAAAAGGAACACGATTGGAGTTGGGTATGAAGCAGGCAATTGAGATTTTGCGCCACATTGAGGAGCTTTACCACAGCGATACGACGGATGAGGAAATGCGTATTTTTGCCGAGCAGAACAGCGTCAGGGTTGAAGCGTGGGAAAAAGCTTTTGAGGGGTTTTACCTCCGCGATGTGCTGGATGCCATTGATGTCCACTACGTCAAGAAAAGCCGGACGCGTCCGAACATTGCACAGATTAAGGCAATTATGAACGTTGCCGGCATTCATGCCGAACAGGAAATGGCGAAAGCAAAATCGGAAAAGAACGAGCCGGATTATGATACGCGCTATCAGCAGCTGGATAAGGAAAACGGGGATATGAACTGGCTCGTTCCTCATTACAGCGAGGTGTGGCGGCGGATTAAGGTGGATTATTATCCGTTTGTTGCCAATATCTACCACCCAACGCACGAGGAATTTCGCGAGTGCATGCGCCGTTGGTGTGTGGAAAAATACGGGCGGCCGTATTTTTGCGAGTCCGACAACGATATCAAAAATATGACGCCGGAAGAACGTCAGCAGTTGAAGCAGCAGGCACTGGCAACAATACAACGGGGATTTCCGGCGCTTTTAGACGGGAGCTTGCGGAGATGATGGGAGTAAAAAGGTGTATCGCATCTTATGCCGGTTATGACATTTATCTTGCGGAGTGGATGGGCGAGATACGGTATGAGGCGGTTAATGCTGACGGGCGGGGTTTTGCGTTTGGCAATATCGCTGATTTAATGGCTTTTATACAGAATGTGAGGATTGGCTGGAAATGGTAGAGACTAAGCGTTGCACAAAATGCGGGAGAGAGCTGCCGTTGAGTGAGTTTAGCGAGAATGTGGGCTACAGAGACGGGTATAAGACACATTGCAAAGAATGCGTTAGGAAAGTCTCTCGGGAATGGTATGTTCGAAATAGGATGCCGGCGAATAAAGAATACCGGCGCTTGCAGCAGGAAAAGAAGGACATTGAGATGGAGTTGTCGCAGGCAATGGAGATACTTAGCGGTTGGAAAATGTTTTACATAAAGCATCCAAAGCAGGGGGAATATTCCTTTAACGCCGTCAGTACGGCCGGAGATTTTTTTAAAACCAACAGTAAGGCAGAATTTTTGCAGTTTGTTCAAGGATTATAAGGGGGCGAGATGGAAGAATATGTCAATAAGGAAGAGCTGAAACGGCGTGGATTTCAACGAGGGAAAGACCATGTGTGGCGTCAGTTGAGCGTATTGGAGCAGTTGGCACAGTATGGATGGCTGGAATATGGTTCTCGAAAGTTTACGGCGCTTGACAGGCTTTCGGCGGGAAAACGGTTTTACAGCGATTTTCACGCTTCGGGGATGCAATCTCTTGGTGTAAATGATATGGAGCGGATTAAAGTTGATGGCGGGGGAAATGACAGCGCTCCTGAATATGTGCTAATGGCGCGTGAACGTTTCGTCCGCGCATTGCGGGCAATAAACCCGGATTTTTTTCCTGTAATCCACAAAGTTGTGTTGGAAGACAAAATGTTTTCTGTAACAGGCAGTGCGCGGGGGAAGATAAAAGAAAAAGCATATAAGTGTACTCTCTTGTGTTTAGGGCTGGATGAATTAATTTATCATTACTTAAAAAAACATATTGACAAGGCGACACCTTTATGTTAATTTTTTTATATGATGGAAGATTAGGCTTAAAAGCCAGCTTCCATTTTTTTGTTGAATGTTCATTAACTCGCCGCCCGTGGCTTTTGCTTCGGGCGGTTTTTTTGTAAGGTTGATTATGATGGCCGGGCGTCCGCTGAAGTTTAAGAGCGTTAAAGAGCTGCAAAAAAAGATTGATGCATATTTTGCCCGTTGTGAGAAAGAGGATGAGCCGTTAATGATTACCGGATTGGCTCTGGCGTTGGATACGACCAGAGACACATTAATGGATTATGAAGGAAAAGACGAATTTTCCTACACGATAAAAAAAGCCAAGCTTAAAATTGAACGTGCGTATGAATTGCGTAATATCAAACGCGGGAATGCGGGTGATATTTTTGCGCTGAAGAATTTCGGTTGGAAAGATAAGACGGAAAGCGACGTTACGCTTGGGGGAAGTATCAACGTTATGCCTTCAGTTAAGCTGGACGGGCAAGAACTTGCCCTGAACATTGGAGATAACCCGGATGTTGGAACTGCCGGAAATACTTAACGTTCCCCCGAAGCTTATCCCCTTTGTAACGAATTTGGGGAAATACCGGTATTATTTGGCAGAAGGCGGACGCGGAAGCGGTAAGTCGCAGGTTTTCGGCCGTCTTGTTTTATATTTATGCGAGAAAAGGAAAGTTTCGGTATGTTGCGGACGAGAAACGCAGACCTCTATCGAAGATTCCGTTTATAAGCTTTTGGTGAAGCTGATTAAGAAATATGAGCTTAATTTTGAAATTACTTCAGCCAAAATAAGGCACAGGGTAACGGGGTCGGAAATTATTTTCCGGGGTTTTCGCGAACAGGGCGTTGAAAACACCAAAGGTATGGAAGGATTTGACATTGTTTGGGTTGATGAAGCCCAAATGCTGTCCAAGCGGACGATTGATGTTATTATCCCGACAATCCGAAAGGAAAATTCGGAGGTATGGTTTTCGATGAACCGTCGTGTCCGTAATGACCCGGTGTATGTATTTTGCTTAAACCGGCCGAATTGCCTGCATATTCATGTTGATTATTTTGATAATCCGTTCTGCACCAAAGAGCTGCTGGATGAAGCGGAAATTTGCAAAAACCAGAACGACAAGGATTACCGCCATATCTGGCTTGGCGAGCCGCTGGCGGAAGCGGAAGACTACCTGTTTAACTCGTCGAAGGTTGCAGAGATGTCTAAAATTGAGCCTTGGGGCGATATGTTTCCGAAGCAGCGGGTTATCGGCATTGATTTCGCGGCAAAAGGAAGCGATTTGTCCGTGGCGACGGTTCTTGACCGGGTCGGGCAGACGCATTGGCGCGTTGTGGCGCAGGAAGCGTGGTCGGAAGCTGACCCGATGGTTTCCACCGGAAAAATTGTCAACCTTTTGGGGCAGTATCGGCCGACGGCGTCAATAATTGATATTGGCGGGATGGGATATGTTGTTTATGCCCGCTTGTTGGAGCTGGGCGTAAGCATTAATCCGTTTGACGGGGCTGAAAGAAGTCTGGCAAAGGAATACGGCAACACGCGGGCGTGGGGCTATTATATGCTTAACGAGTATATCAATGAAGGCCGGATTATTATGGACAGCCCGATGACGGAAGCAGAGCTGTTGGAAATCAGGATAAAATATAAGTCCAACGGCGAACGGCTGATTGTCAGCAAGGACGAAATGCGGAAAAACGGAATTCATTCACCGGACAGGGCGGACAGCCTGATGATGGCCGTATTTTGCATTAAGAACTTTATCGGGGAAAAGCAAATGGAAGCGCCGCATAAAATTATACGGCGTTCGGTTTCAAAATTTTAGGGAGAAAAAATATGGGAAGCGTTGTCAAAGGCGTGGGAAAGCTTGTGGGAGGCGTATTGGATGCTGTCGGACTTGGTTATGATGAGCCAAAAGCTAATTATAGTGCAGCAGACCAGTTGATAGAGGATAAAAACAAAAACACCAAGAAAAGACGTGCTTTGTATAGCACTTCAGGAGGAGCATTGGGACAGGAAGTCTTTGGTGTCGATAACAACAGACGTGGTAATTTGTTTGGGAATTAAAGAGATGAGTCAGGGAAAGCAATTATTACGGGCATTTGTGGATTATGCAAATAATCGCAACGTTTATAAAGAAGAGGGCTATCACTCATTGGATGATTATTTTAAAGGGCGCGTGGAAGGAATAAAAAGCGATACGCTTTATGGCAGAGATGGTTATTCTAATGTGAGATATTCTTATATTGGAAAAAATGATGGTTCTCAAGACCGGAACAACAGTACGGTTTTTGGCAACCAAAGACGGCGTAATTTGTTTGGAAATTAAATGAAAAATACGTTTGACATCATTAAAAAGCGTTACAATGAGCTGAAAAGCGAGCGCCAGAAGTATGTTTCCCGCTGGGAAGACATTGCTAAATATGTCGGTATCCGAGTGCGGCCGCAAAACTATTTTAACCAAGGGGAAGTGAACAAAGACGAGGATTTGGACAAGTATACCGAAGACCCGACGGCGTCGCTTTCCGTACAGCAGGCTGCCAATTATCTGAAGGGCATCATGTGGGGCAACGGCGATGGTGCGATTTCAATAGAGCCGTCAGATGATGTTTTGGAACTGGTAAGCGGCGATTATGTTATGCCGTGGTATGAATATGCTTCCGAGCAGATTTTAACGCAGATGAACCACTCAAACGCCGGGCTTAATTCTGCTTTGGACGCTTATTTGTATGACCAGCACGCGTTTGGGACATCCGGCGTCGGGTGTTATCCTAATTCGGCTTATAGCAAGGGGTATGATACCAACGTTTTGCTGTTTCGTCCGTATGGAGTGGATACGCTTTGCATCGACGAGGGCAAAAACGGGATGGTCGAGATTGTCAGCAATACTTATCAATGGCGCTGCAACCGTCTGGTTTCGGAGTTTTGCAGCCGGGGAGACAGTTTTGACGAGGAAATGTTTAAGCGCCTGCCGGAAAAGGTTCAGGCTGCTTGGAACAACCAAAATCTTAACAATATTTTCACCGTCGTACAGATGATTGTGCCGCGTGAGGATTTTGTACCGGGGGCATTGGGTAAAAAAGGCTGCAAATATGTCGGCTATTGGTTCGAGGAAAGCGAAGACCACGCTTTTTATGAAGAGGATTACCGCGATATGCCTATTCCGGTGGCGCGGGCTGTCAAAATACGCGGCGAAGTATATGGACGCGCTCCGGGAACGATGCTGATTTCGACAATTCGCTGTATAAATCAGGCTGTTTCGGACTGCATGACGACAATGGCCAAAATGGTTGAACCGCCTATCGGCATCTTAAATACGGCGTTGTTTGGCGACGATGTGGTTGACACTTCGGAAAAGGGGTTGACTGTTTTTAACGCTGCTAAATTGAACGGACAGAATCCGATTATCCCGATACAGGACGTCGGAGACCCTTCCAAACTGGTGGCGTGGCTTATTCCGTATTTGAATGAAAAAGTGGCGACCGCGTTCGGAATTGATGTTTTGCTGGATTTTGCCGCTAACTCCGATATGACGGCAACCGAAAGTCTGCAACGCTTTTCTATACGCGGAAAGTCCATTTCCGGCATGATATTGCAGCAGAAAACGGAGCTGTTTGAACCGCTAATCCGCCGGGCGGTGTCAATTCTTATGGATAAAGGGATACTCGGGGTTGACCCCACCGACGAGGAATTGGTGGCGCAGCTGATGGAGCGGGGATTGCAGGAAAGGATTGTCCCCGATGCTGTTGTGCAGTGCATTATGGAAGGGAAACCGTGGTACAAAATCAAATTTAACAATGACGTGGACAAGCTCGGCAAAACGGAGAAGGTTGACGACCTCTTGAGGCTGATAAATGTTATTACGGCGTTAATGGCGGTTAATCCGCAGATTTCTATGGCGGTAAACTGGTATAAGCTTTTGGCTGATGTATCTGAAGCACTTGGTTTTCAGGGCAATATTATGTCGGAAGACGAGTTCAGGCAGCAGATACAGGCACAGGCGGCGCAGCAGCAGGCGATGCTACAGGCGCAGCTCGGCGAGGCTGACGCCCGGGCAAACCGGGAAAATGCACTGGCTTTAAAGGAGATGAACAATGCAGAATAGCCTTTTGTCGGGGATTGAAGAATACAGGGAAAAGCAGGAACGGCAAAAAAAGGAATTAAAAGAATTTAATGACAGGATGCGCAGTATTGCGAACCGTTTGTTCAGTACGGACGACGGCAAGGAATATGCCCGCCAGATGATAAGGGCTTGTCGTTTGCTGGAGGCGGAACCGAGGGTTTTGCCGGCAGAAGAACTGCGGAATCTTCAGGCGCAGAAAGATTTCGTTAATATGTTTGTAACAAGGCTGGTAGACAGGAAAGTGTTTATCGGCATTTTGGAAGGGATTTAATTCATGGAAGAATCAATGACAGACGTTTCTGAACAAGGTTCAGAGACACAATCTGACGCAAATGCCGCTGGGGGTGATACCGGCGGCTTTTCTGTTCCCGAAGAATATAGAGACGCGGGATGGAGCAAAAACATCAAGTCTTATGACGACCTTTGGAAAATGAACGCCAACGCGCAGAGCCTTATCGGCCGGAAGACCATCGGCATTCCGTCTGATAAGTCGACGCCGGAAGAATGGCAGAGCTTTTTTGAAAAGGTGCGTCCGGAGAAGTCCGAAGAATACGGGCTTGAGCTTGAAGGTGATGACAAGGCCTTTTATGAAAAGCTGTTTTTCGACAACGGAATAAGCACAACGCAGGCCAAAGGAATTATGAACGCCTATCAGGCGCGTATGCAGCAGGCAGCGGCAGGGCTTGTGTCGGAAGAGGGATTCAGACAGGAAATGCAGGGGCGCTTCGGCGACAAGTACGAAGACACGGTGAAGTCTCTGTCCGCGCTGATTTCCCGGGAGGCAAGCGAGGCTGATAAAAAGGTGTTGAATGCGATGCCCAATAATGTGCTGGGGATTATGTACGGCATAATTAACAGCATTAAGACACGATATGCCGTAAATGATTCCGACGCGGCAAAATCCGGGGGCAGCGCGGCTTCGGGCGTTCCCGATTATGCAGGGTACTGCAAAGAGGTTGAAGCTTTAAACCGCAGGCCGCATTCCACGGCGGATATTGCCGCTTTGAAGTCTAAGTACAATATTCCAATAATAAAGTAAGGGGAAAGATATGTTAAAGGTTACTTGCAGCGGTGCATTCCGCAACAACGGAGAAATGAATGATTTTTCCGATTTTGAAATGATTATGCCGGACTGTCCCGACGAGTGGATTAAATCCAATTGTATTAACCGTTGTTTTGTCCGTATGGGCGAAAAGGCATTTAAAAAGCGTATTGACAGCATTCACAGTTTGTACGTTGACAATGTGGAACGTAATTATACGCCAAAGGACAAGGACGGGAAAGCCGTTAAACTGAAACCGTCATGCTGCGGCAAAAAGATTAAGTCGCTGACATGGGACGAGTTGCAGGATTTGGCAATTATGTTTTGCCTGCGCGAAATTCCGCTGTATCGCGAGGGGGATTTGCGCCGGGCGCGGGAAATTGCCTATAAAGAGTATTGTTCGAAAATTGCCGGGCAGAAATTAAACGAAGGTTTTAATTTTGCGATGGCCGTTGATTTTGATATTCCCGATGAGGCGGCAAAAGTTGCCGAATATAAAGGGAACGCCAAAGAAGTTTTGGCAGGCAGGGATACTGGCGACAAATTATAGGCAGAAAATTTTACAAGCCGCCGGATAAGCTTTGCCCCGGCGGCAGATAACCTCGGCCGGAGGTTAAACGGCAGGAGAATCCGTTAAGGACAACTTTCCGATAAAAATAAACGTTTTAATTTTTATTGGAGAAACAATATGGTAGAATTAGCAGGGAACGGCGGCATTGACCAGGCTGCCCTTACCCAGTTCGAGCGCAATTTTATGATGCTTGCACAGCAGAAGCAGTCCAAGTTGGAAGCTTCCGGTGTGGTAAGATATCTGGCTACGGACGGCAAATACAATACTTTGCCGCGGATGGGGAAAATTGAACTCGTCAAGGTTGTCGGAAGAAACCCGAAAAAACAATATACCGATTACTCGGTAGATAACAGAATGCTTCGTAAAAACCGTTTTACCGCGAGCGTGCTGCTGGATGAAAAGCATGACGTCAACGAGTTGATTACCGACCCGACGTCGTATATTATGACCAATCTTCTTGCGGCGAAAAACCGCGTGATTGACCGCGTTATTTGTGCTTCGGCTATCGGTCCGGTGCTGGTTGGCTCGCCGAACGGACCGCAGGAATTTATTTCAGCGGCTGACGACGGCGTACAGACGGTTGATGCGACTTCCGGCGTAAACTACGAGACCTACACGTCCATTATTCAGACTTTCGTCAACAGCGAAATTACAATGGATATGATTTATCAGGCTAAATTGCTGATTACCGGTAAGGAAAATACGGCACTGATGAACGAGGACAAGTTTATTAATACCCGTTATATGCCGGGATATGCGGTGGAAAAAGGTTTTGCCAAACCGGGCGCGCTGGACTTCATCCTGTTTGCCGGTTCGGTAACGGGCGGCAATACGGTAACAAATCCGATTTTGCCGGAAGAGGCAACTACCCGTCATTGTCTTGCGTTGGCGCCGGATTCCGTAGCCGTTTCCATGGAACTGGCTCGTCTGGCGGTTGAACAGTCGGCAACTCACGTCAATTCAAAAGAACTGACCATCGACTTCTGGATTAATGGTATGCGTACTGAAGGCGCACGGGTCATTGATGTTAAAACAACCATTTAAGGAGAAAAGATATGGCGATTGTTGAAAATCCGTATCATACGGCAAAACCGCTTGACCCGATGTTTACAGTCGGGCGCGTCTTGCGTACTGTGCAGGCACAGATTGCAATTACGGCGTCTTCTGCCAATAATGACGTGGTTATTCTGGCTAAAGGCGTACCACCGGCAGCCAGAGTGGCGCGGATTATGCTGCCGAAAGGAACAGCCGCATTGACCGGTTGCACGGTTGACATCGGGCTTTATAAAATGTCCAAAGGTCTGAATGATAATGCGGAAACCGAATATACGGCGGTGGATGAAGACGCTTTGGTTGACGGGCAGTCGTTTGCCGAAGCTTTGGGCAATATTGATATTGTCGGGGCAAATATTTCAAGCTTTGACGCAACAAAAGATTTGGCAACGCTGGCTGGTGCTGCTGCGGGAGATTTTCCGGCAGAGGGCTATGCTATCGGCGCCAAACTGGTTGCTAAAGGCTCGGTCAACGGCAATATTGAATTGGATATCCTGATTGAACAGGATTAACGCGAAGGGCGGGGCTTAAAGCTCCGCCTTTTTTCAGGATTTGGCAATGGTAAGCAGTAAAGTTGAAATTTGCAATCTGGCTCTTTCCTGTATTGGCGACAAAGGGTCGGTTGAGAATATTGACGAGCCGTCAAAACAAACGGAAATCGTGTGCGCCAAATGGTATGACATTTCGCGCCAGACGGCATTAAAACAGATGATGCCCAGTTTTGCCCGCAAAAGGGAGTATTGGGCGCTTGATGTTAATGGCAAGCCGGATTTCGGCTACAGGTATGCCTACAAATACAAAAACGACTGTCTGAAAATTCTCGGCATCGGGAATTTGTATGAAAAGCGCAACGATTATGCGGTGGAAGGCGGATATTTGTTTATTAACGAACATTTTCCCGAAGGGCTGCCGGTACGGTATGTCAGGGATATTACGGACGTTACTAAATATACGCCTGATTTTGTACATCTGTTTGCATGGTTTCTGGCTCGTGATATTTGCACGGAATTGATGGAAAGCAGTGCCAAGTATGCGGAAATAGAACAGATTTTGCCAATGAAAATTATGGAATATTGCGGTGTTGACGCGCAGGAAAACAAGCCGATACGCATTACCCGTTCACGGCTGATGCGGGCGAGAGCCGGGCTTTATCCGTTAGGGAGAAAAGCATAATGGCGCAGCTTGTAATAAATAATTTTACCCGGGGAAAGCTTGACCACGATTTAAACGGGCGTTTTGACCTGCCGTTTTATTTTAACGGATTTGAAGTCTGCCGCAATCTTATATCTAATTACAAGGGAAATATTAAATTTCGCACCGGGTTCAAATATGAAGCGCAACCGTTTAACAATACCGAGCCTGTGCTGAAAGAGTTCCGGTTTAATACTGAACAATCGTATCTGCTGGAGTTTACCGAAAACAAGCTGCGTTTTTATACCTATGATGCGAATGGCAATTTCGGTTTGGTTTCCGGCGTGGCCGGCACATCTCAGCCAAAATTTACTTCAAATTCTCAGGACGGTTACGAAGTTTACAGTAACTCTTATCTTCAGCCTTATAAAATATTTAATGGCGAAGGTGATGATGCTACTTTGGGCTACAATTGGACAGGAATGACTTTTCAGCTGAAATATCCTGAAAAAGTGGCAATCAAAGGGTATAGTTTAAGATGTGTAAATAATGAGTTTTCATATATTTATCCTACAGCTTGGAGTTTGCAGGGTTCAAATGACGGTAATACATGGGTTAATATAGATAATCGTACAGAACAAAAATTCTCACAGGGTGAAACGAAAAAATATGACGTTAATAATGATAAATTTTATTTGTATTATCGCATATATTTTACGGATGGTGTGAGAAGTTATCCGACTGAACTTGATATGTTAGGGGGAATTTCTTTTATAACAACGACAGATGAGGACGGAGTTATTGAACTTGACACCGGAATTACGCTGGAACAGGCAAAAAAACTGCAAGTTACCCAGAATGCAGATGCCATGTATCTTACAATGGATGAAATTAATCCCAAAATTTTGAAAAGAGAAGCTGCTAATGTATTTTCCATTGCCGATGTATCTCCTAATGGCATAAAATTTGATGAAACTGGTTATCCGGCTTGTGTTACTTTTTATTCGGCGCGGTTGTGGTATGGCGGATTTTCAAAAAAGCCGTTGACGGTTTATGGCTCTGAAGTGGCTGAATACAACAATTTTGTTATACCTGAAAGCAATATTGACGATGAAGACCCTCTGGAGTTGACGCTGTCAGAAATTACAGACCCGATAGAATGGATGGTCGGAGGCAAGACAAACCTGTATGTCGGCAATGCCGAGGGGATAACGCTTATTAACGGCGGCGGATATGAAATTCCGATTACGGCAACGGAAGTCAATGCCGATTTGGCTAATAAGGAAGGAGCTTCGCGGGCAGTACCGACGCAGAAAGACAGTCAGGTTTTTTATATTTCAAACGACAGGCGCAAGGTTTATATGTTTGATTATGATTTGCTGACGGAGAAATTTTTATCAACGGATTTAAACTGGCTGGCGCAAGACGTAACGCGCGGAAGATTGAAAGAAATTCATTATAAACGGGACGATAACAATATTATATATGCTTTGCTTGATAACGGGCAGATGGCCGGACTTTTGTATAATTCCCGCGAAAGCATTATGGGGTGGTTTCCGCTTGAAACAAACGGAACTGTTACCAGTATGTGTACGGTAACGCGCCCGGACGGGAAAGACGACCTGTTTATCGGTGTCAACAGAGCTAACGGATGGAATATTGAGCGCTTGGCTCCGGAGGTCGAATTTACCAGCTTTTACGATACGCCGTATTACCGGAAGGACAAAAACAAGCAGGTTTATAACAGGCTGATAGCCGAAGAGCTGAAACAATGCGTATATCTGGACAATGCCAGTATTGTCAATTACCTTCAGGAGGTATCGGTTACTTATGACGGAAACGGGACGGTTACGGCCGATACGCAGATTTTCTCTGAAGAACACGTCGGACATTACATTGTTTACAAAACCGAAACCGGGCGCGAATACGGTTATTTCCGCATAGCGGAATATATATCGCCGACAAGCGTTAAGGTAGAGCTGGAATCGGAAGGATGCTATCCGAATACCTGGGGGAGATTTTATATTTCTTTTAACGAAGTAGGCGGTTTGGAAGCCTTTAACGGGCAAAAGGTTCCGGTTGTGGTTGACGGCGGTTATTTGGAAGAATTTGAAATTCAGGACGGGAAGTTGTCGCTGGGGCGCGAAGCGACGTCAATTGTTGTCGGGTACGGATACGAAGGGATTTTGAAAACGTTTAACTTGGGATTCTACGCCAACGGCAAGAATTTGCAGACGACGCACAAAAGAATCAGCGAGTTTGTTTTGCGTTTTGTTAATTCGGCCGGCGGAAAAATCGGTACGGATTTAGATTCCATGCAGGAAATTCAGTATTTTTCAATAAACGGTTTTCTTGACCTTCCGCCGTTGCCGATGGACGGAGACGAAAAACGGACGGTTCCTGATACGACGGCTGAGGAAAAATACATTTATTTGGTTCAGGATTTGCCTTTACCGCTCAATTTAACAATGATTCAGTATAATGTGCAGTTCTCATGATTGAAGTTTATAAGTACGAAGAAACGGATTTGGACAGGATGACGTTCAACCGGTGGGCTTGGCCTCTGAAAAGTAAAAAACAAATTAAATTTATCAAAAAATATCTGCTTCAGGCCTTTGCTTTTACCGTATATGACGTAACAAAAGATAAGCCGGTTGCTATTATTGCCTTTCATTTTTATGGGAAAGGTATTGCGTATGGTATGCTGATAGGGGATAAGGAATATTCTAAAAATCCGAAATATACGATAGTTACGAAGTGTTTTTGGGAAAAACTTATAAAAAATTATAAAATTGAATATGCGCAGACGGTGAGCGAAGATACGCCGGAATTGAATAAATGGCATGAATTTTTGGGGTTTCACAAAGAAAAGTCTCTGCCCGGACATCTCCGCGGCAGGGATTTTATTTTATGGAGTATGTAAATATGGGTTTAGAAACGGCTATTTTGGCAGGGCTGAACGTTGCTTCTGCTATCGGTAATTACAATGCGGCCAAGAGCGAATCCAGAGCCATCGCCCGCGCCGGTGAAATCGAGGCGCAGAACAGGGCTGACGAAATTAAAAAACTGGCGGCACGACAGCGCGTATCTTATCTGAATGCCGGGCTGGAGCTTTCCGGTACGCCGGAAGCGGTTGTGAGCGATACGTACCAGACAGGAATTGACGACGTTAATGCCATTATCGGCAGCACTAATCAGACGATAAAAAACAATCTGAAAAAGGCGCGGGCGAATCTGTTGGGCGGGTTGGCCTCAACGGGTGTGAGCCTTTATTCTTCCGGGGCATTGAACGGGTTAGGCAATACGGGGATACAAGAGAGCGGCGGCGGCTTTTCTTCGGGAACCGTTAACGGGGTGTATAAAGGAGGATACGGATGGTAAGGATACCGACAACAGAGCGGCAGTTTTACAACACGACGCCCAAAGTCAATACGCTTGCCGTAACGGCGGATGCACTTCTGCCGCCGTCCAAGCAATATACACAGACATTAAAGAACCAGCAGAAAGTCAAGATTGATACCAATTCAAACAAAGCGCGGGCGGATATTGACAATTTACAGCACCAGTGGCAGCTGGACAATCAGGCGAACCCGGACAATCCTAAGGCACGGGCTAAGTTTCAGGCAGGGATGCAGAAGATTTTAAACCAATATGGCAGTGAAATTGCCCCGATTGCGCGAATGGAATGGACTGTTGCGGCAAACCGTATAAAGTCGGCTTATGACGTAGCCAACAATGACTGGGCGAGAAAGCAAAAGGCAGAGAATACAAAGCTTGACGTAGCAGAAAACATTAATCTTAACCTTGATATGGCATACAAAAACGGATTGCAGGGCAATGTTTTGGGAGGTTGGGCTAATTTGGACAACTCTTATCGCCAGCTTCATTCGTATGCCTCGGCCAATATGGGCGAAACGGAAGCAAAGGCTTTGCTTTCGGATTACCGGAGCGATTTTACGACGTCTTTTGTTAATGGCCTGATAGAAAGCAATCCCCAAGCGGCACTTGATTTTTTGGACAATGAAGACAACAGGAAAGCGTTAAAATATGAACGGAAAGTCGGCGCTTTGCGGAATTTGGCGGAAAAGCAGCTGAAATCCTACAAAACACAGATTAAAGAAGACTTTAATTTAGACAAGAGCCTTGCTTTTATCAAATTTTTGAATGAGCCGACTTTTGATAATTTGGACTTTTATGCGGCCAATTATGAACCGCAGATGAGCGATGAGAAATATAAGCGGTTGGTTGAACACGTGGAATCCCTGAATAACAACGCGGTAACTGAAAATCCCGAAGTCTTTTTTGCCGGGATTAAGGCCAATGCAGATATGCCGACAGGAACACCGCAGGAAAAACAGGCTTTCTTGGACAGCACGGTTAAGTATATTGACGGGCTGTACAGCTCGAACCGGAGCGGCAAGCTGCGCCGGGAAGATGTCGAAACGTTAAAAAAACTGTCAGTCGGCATGGTTGAGAACGAAGAAATGAAACAGCAGCTCAAGTCTCTTCCCGATGGTATGGAGTTCGGCAGGATTTTGGCCAACGTTCCGCTTCCGCAGCCTGAAATTCCGCAAATAAGCGATATTGTGGAAATAAAAGACAACAGGGCAGTTTTAAAACCAAGAATAACTTCACGATCGGGGCTGACGCGAAGAGTAAAGGAAACAAAGAAAAAAGAGGAGGAAACAGCCGCACCGATGCCGGTTATTTACGAATCGGAAGGCGAAGCAGAGGCCGCGCTTGACGAACTGAAAGAACTTCCTGCCGGTACAGAAAACGACAAAAAGGAAGTTTTGCGATTGGCTCAGGAAATATATGCGGGGATTTATACCGGGTCAATGTCTTATGATTTGGGCGATGTACAGGATTTGTATGACGAATTAAGCGAAATTGCGGCTGACAAGCTTATGGGGGCGTTAGATAATCTGCCGCAGACCGGCGTATGGGATACGGCAAAACAGTCTTGGCGGGAATTGTCAGACACCGAATCCATCGGTCCGGTTGACCTGAACGAAGACCGCAGTTCTTTTCTTTATCATCTGAAGGATGCTTTTTCGCCAATGATTGAACAGGCGGGAAATATTAAGCGAAGCATCGGGGTATGGGGAACGGCGATGAAAAAAAGGGCAATGATAGAGCAGATAGAGCGGGAGACAATGCACCAAATGCTTGGGTATATGGTAAATGGAGATTATCAAGGGGCGCAGGCTGTTTATACGGATGGCATTAAAAAGGCAATTCGGGCGCAGTATCCCGATGTTCCCGATTTGCAGCGCGATGATTTGGAAGCAGGCAAGAGTTTGATAACGATTAACGGGCTTCCCTATAAATTTATGGGGTACACGTCGGATAATATTTTGGTGGAGGTACAGTAAATATGGGAAACGTTATTTCGGTAATTGACGCTTTGGCAGAAGAAAAACAGACCGGGGGAAATGCCGAACCCAAAATTATGACGGCTGACTTGGCACAAAGCCTGTATGCGGGAGAACTAAGGGTTCCGGTTAATGCAAATATGCCGCGTACCGGCGCAATGACAAACTTTATGTATGGTTTGATAGATACCGCCGATGCTTTTGTAAACGATACGCCGGAACAGATTAAGATTTTAGGCGGCCAGTATGACGTCGTTATGGGCGGGCTGAAAGGCGATGAGGAGAGAATTAAGCGCGGCCGGATGAATATGGATACAGCCAACCGCAATTTGCAGTTTAATCAGCAGCAGCGGGATATGCTGATGCCGGATGCCGCGAAAGATACGTTTGGGTATGCGTTGGGCAGCGGGGTTGCCAGCTATGGGACAATGGTTATCGGCGGTTATGGAGGAAGCTCGGCCGCAAAAGCGCTGGGCGCATCGGCAAAAGCCGCAAGCCGTGCAACAGGAGCTGCCGCATACGGTACAATGGCGGCAATGGAAGTCGGCGGGGAAGTGCAGGAACGTGCAGACAAATATGTTGCAGATACCGGCGATGAGGAGTTTAAGAATTACGAACCCGAAAAAGCGTTGAAAAATCTGGCAGCGGAGAGCGCATACGGCGTAACTTCCGTTATTTTAGAAAAGTATTTGGGGTTTGGCGAGCAACGCAGGCTTTTTAATCTTGATTTGGCAAAATTAAAATCTCCGACTTTACGGGCAACGGCAAGCCTGACAAAAACTGGCGTTAAATCGGCAGTATCGGAAGCAGGAACGGAATTTGTCCAAAGTCTGGCGAATATGGGGATTGACCTGATTGACGGTACGATGGACTGGGAGCAGGTTCCCGACCGGCTGAAGCAAGAGCTTACCGGATGGGCTGCTGCTGCGGTTATTGGCGGGACAGCCGGAGTCGGCGTAGGCATATATAACCGTTCGCGGGGTATCCGGGCAATTAAGGAAGAGATAAGAGGAACTGTACCGGATGCCGATTTGGAACGGACGGCAAGCGCAATTTTTGACAGTGCGGCAGAAAAGATGGCTGACGTTGTTTCGGTCGAACTGGAATTGTCTTCACAGCTGCGGAATAAACACGGGTCGGTTATGGACAGTATGCAACGGGCTGTTAAACAGGCGGTGGATGAAAGCGGTGCTTTTCAGGATGTTGATGAGGATATGCTGGCGGAATATGTCGTTGATACGTCCAAACTCTTTGCAGACCAAGTTTTAGCGGAAGCCAATATAAGGAATGTCCCGATTGAGGAGGTTATACAAGCCTCTGATATTGTCTATGAAAATGGCGGAATCAGGCTAAAATCTCAAACGGAAGGAGGCGAATCCCGTGTTTTGGCAGACAGTTCTGTTAATGTTGAGGGAGAACGAACTGATTTTGATGATAAGGCAAAAAAAGCGGTGGCTGAAGTTTTTTCTAATCCTCAACCTGTTGAAACGTCAGTGGAAGAAACAACAGAAAATACTGTTTCAGAAAACAATATTGTTGCAGAGACAATAGCTCCGGTACTTAATGAGACGGCTGAAGCTCCCACTGCTGAAGAAAACAGCATTTCGGCAGATGCGGCAACATCTCAAGAAGAAAATATTGCGACTGCTGTTCTTAACGAAGAAACTCCGCAGATTGAAGAAAATGACCATGCAGAAAAAATAGAGGACTTTGGCGAAAAAATTGAAGGCGCAAGGAAGGATTTATGGAACGGATATAAAGAAAAATTATCGGATGAACTGCCGGAAGATAAACAGAAAATCAAATTGTCAACGTTTTTTCCTGAACCGGATTATGAAACGGCTATTAATAACGGGATAAACATAGATGTTTTATCAGCGGTTAAAGCCTTGCATGACGCCATGCCGCCGAAACCTAAAAAAGCATATAAACTTGATAAATGGGTTGAAAGCCTGAAGAATGTACGTTTATTAGCGAGCAAGCTTTTAAATGGAGAAATTGACATAAAAAGCTTTGATACATTATTAGACAATGGCGGTTATGTTTTAAAACCGTTTCGCCAAACAGTAGAAACATATAGAATACTGGGGTTTCCAGAATTTACAAAGGCAAATGGCTATCGTATTGAGAGTGATATTTATAATTTTGCAGAAGGGAGACAGCTGGAAAAACCGGAATATCGTTATAGAGTAATGAAAGGAAACACCCCTGTAACACGCTTTTTTAATGATATACAAGATGCAAGCGATGCCTTGCGCGATATTATAAATAATAAAACTTCTGACAAAAAAGTAAAACTTGACCTTTACCAAATCCGGTCAACCGGGGAATTGGTTATTGGTAAAAAGGTTGCTTCAGGGAAGTTTATTGATTTAAAGAAAGGATTTTCAAGTATAAAAGATGCTCGCGAATATATGGAAAGCCATGAAGACGAGCTGATTGCGGAGCTGGAAAGAAAGAAGACGCTGCCTAAGACGAGGCGCGAAGTTAATGAAACTCGTATTGGCGAAGAATATCGTAATGGGAATATATCCCCGGCACAATTTTCTGAAACTTTTGGCTTCAGAGGAGTACAGTTTGGAAACTGGGTTGAACAGTCAAGAAGAGCGGATGACCTGAATCGTGCGTATGATGCGTTAGTTGATTTATCAAAAATTTTAGATGTTCCAACGCGTGCTATTTCTCTTAATGGTACATTGGGATTGGCTTTTGGGGCGAGAGGAACCGGGGGAAAAGAGGCTGCTGCCGCGCATTATGAACCGCTACAGGTTGTTATAAACCTGACCAAAGAACATGGAGCCGGGAGTTTAGCTCATGAGTGGTTTCACGCATTAGATAACAGTTTTGGAGTAAAGACTGATAATGACTATATGTCAGAAATATCTTTTACACTTAGTGAAAATGTGCGAGATGAAGTAAAAGATGCCTTTAAAAATTTAAAAAAGACGTTGGAGAAGTCCGGCCTTTATGAAAGGTCTAAAGAACGCGATAAGACGAGGTCAAAGGATTATTGGAGCACTGGTCGGGAAATGGCTGCCCGTGCTTTTGAAAGTTATATTATTGATAAAGCTGCCGAAAGAGGAGTGAAGAACGACTATCTTGCAAACATTATCGGAGAAGCAGACTATAACGACAGCGATACTTTTGCTTATGTAAAGCAATCTGAGAAAAAAGAAATATATGCAGCTTTTGATAAACTATTCGATACCTTACAAACGAGAGAAACAGATAATGGGGTTGAATTTTACCAGCTGCCGCAGGAAGCTTCCGACGCCCAAGGCAAAGCCGATATAAATACGCCGGAGTTTAAGGAGTGGTTTGGCAATAGTAAGGTTGTGGATGAAAAAGGAAAGCCTCTAGAGATGGTTCATTTTTCTTATAATGAATTTTCTCAATTTGATAAAAGTCATGCAGGAGTAAATAACGATGAATCTTCGATAGGTTTTTGGTTTGCTGATAGGGACGACTTTGCTTTTAATAATGAAAGATATCCTATAAGGTATGATGTTTATCTTAAAATGGATAATCCTCTTATTATAGAAGGAAACGGAACGGAAACAAATCCATGGGCAGATACTGATATTGATAACCTTGATTCGTACGCAAAATTTGAAAAAATGTTTAATGACCTTATGTATCAAGACCCCCAAATGTGGGATGAAAGAGTATATGAACCTATTTATGGCGGGTTTGAAACGCAAAAGGTTAAATTGCGTTTTTCAAACTTTTCGGAGAAAAAACAAAGAGAAATCATAAAAGGCATTATTGATAAGTTGAAAGCCCAGGGATATGATGGTATAATTATAAAAAATACTCGGGTTGACTCGCTTAATCCTGATGAAGGAATAAATCAGTATGTTGTTTTTGAGCCTAACCAGATAAAGTCCGTATATAACCGCGGGACTTGGAATGCCGGAAATGACAATATTTATTATCAAAACGCCGAGCAGGTTTTTTTACCGACAAATCGGGATAAAAACACCTATATAAGCGATTTACGGGCGGCCGAGCGCGGGGAAGCGGGAAACGATTATAATATAAGGTTAGGAGCATTACCGTTAATTTACCAAAAAATTGGCATAGAGAATAAACCTGTTAAAACCAAAAAGACAATTATTTTAAAAGATACAATATCTAAGCATGATGTTCCTATGAATGTAGTGGAAAATTTGCTGGAACTTTATTCTAATCCGCTTATGATATTTAAATCCTTAAATACCTCAACAAATCCTGATAGTTATGTTGCTGTTTTGGACGCGGTTGATAAAAACGGAAGGCAAATGATTGCCGCACTTTCTCCTTCTAAAAAAGAGAATGGGTATCATCTTATCACCAGTTTTTACGGACGAAACAATATCGACAATATGATAAAAAGGGCATTTGAAGAGAAAAAAGTCAGATATATTCGAGATAAAAAAAATGGCTTGCTGACTGGACACAATGCCTATCTATCGCAAGCTGATGATAATATACTTTATAAATCGGATATTGTCAATAGTTTTATGCAGCAGAAACCGCAGCCCAAAGGCTTATATGACACCAGTAAAGGGGTTATTAAGATATTTGAAAGCGCTGATTTTTCTACGTTGCCGCATGAAATAGCGCATTATTGGCTTGATAATATGTGGAGTTATGTCAGAAGCGGTAATGCAAGCGAAAAATACCGTCAGCGATGGAATGTCATAGCAAACTGGTTGAATGTTAAACCGGAACAAGCTGTCTTAACAAGGGGACAGCAGGAAAAATTTGCCCGCAGTTATGAACAATACCTCTTAAACGGTGATTTGCCGACACCGATTATCAAAGGGGCTTTTGATGATTATGACCGTTGGTTGAAACGGGTTTACGGCGACATGAACCGGCTTAATGTGCGTTTGAGCGAAGATGCGGTGAGATTTTTCCAGTCTATGACGACAGGTATTCTTCCGCCGCCAAGGATTAGACCTTCAAGAAAACCGCGTGAAAAAATGACAACTGCGGAAAAACTGCGGGAACAGCTGGGATTGCAAGAGCAGGACAGGCAGGAAAAAGAAACAGTCAAACTGGTGGAGGAGATGGAAGCGGCACGTCCGAAGCCGGACAATATTGACGCAAGGACTGTAATTGTTTCCAATATTACAGAGGGAGAGACAGGAAAAAGCCGGGTATACAGCCGCGAAGTTGAAAGAAATATTGATGCGTTGCAGGAAATCGCCGATATTGACCTAGATTACAATAAAATCAGGTTGGAAGAGCAGGCGCAAAGGGCTGCCGATTTTGTAAAGAATAATTTGGAAGATGCTCGTAAAATTATAGACGGCCGAAAACCTGCCCCCGAAAATATCCTCGATACGGCAATCCGTATTGCCTATGAACAGGAAATGCTGCGAATCGGTGATAATGCCGAGTATTTGCGTGCGCTGAAACTGCATTCCAGCTTGCAGACGCTGCGAGGTCAGGAAATTGTTGCCGAAAGGATTTCCACTAAGGATATAGCCAACCCGACATATTGGATAAATAAACTTGTCGCACACAGAACCTATAAAGCAGCATCTAAGATTTTTAAAGGATATGCGGAAGCTATTGGCGGAGACAGTCCGGTTGATTTGTACAAAAAAATGATAAAAAATGAGACTGACCGGATTACAAAAAAAGTTTTAGCCGAAAAGACAAGAGAAGAGCAGCAAAAGGTATTAAATGCGGAATTGAAACACTTGCGGTATGAATATGGCACAGGCGTACAGGGCGAATTGTTTCAGATGCCGCTTGAGCCGTTAAATGCCAGAAATGCAAAAATGTATGTTCGCGAAGCTTTGGACGACATTTTCGGAACAACGGTGTCGCAGGAAGAGGCGAATCAGATTATCGGAAAAATCGGAGAAATTGAGAAAAGTATTGTTAATACGCTTGATGAAACCGGCAACCCAAGTGTGCAGACGTGGCAAAAAATAAATGAGATGAATAATCTGGTTGAAAGTTTGACGCCGTCTCCGGCTTTGCAAATTGCGACATCTATCGTCGGTCGCGGGATGATGTTGTCGTCTGTAAAGTCTCCGGTGCTTAATGTTGTCAGCAATACCGAAAATATTTTAACCGAAATGCTAATTCGCCGGGCAGTAAATTCACTGGAGGGCGGTGCATCTTTTTCGGCGGTGGATAAAAATGTTGAAAAGGATTATCTGGCTTATGCCGATGATGTTTATCGGGCAAGCGGATATAATGTATCAACAACGGAAGGGTTGGACGCAGCAACGGTTACGCTTGGTGAACGCAGGATAAGCACGCAAGGGGCTGGAAAATTCAGAGCATTTGCCAGAGGGGTAGAAACCGGTGTGTTTAAGTATCTGATGGGTTATCCTGATTCACGTGCAAAAGATTTTGTTTTCAGCGATACGGCGGCTTTAGAGGCGACAACTATCGCACAAAACGAAGGATTGAGCGGAGAAATGCTGTCAAAAAGAGCAACAGAACTATATAGGGATGCTACCAGAGTTGCACCGCTGACAGAAGAGGGAATGCTTATTCGTGAAAAAGCGATGATAGAGGCAAATGTTGCAACATATACCAATGATACGGCTTTCTCAAAATTTGCACTGGGGATTCGTGAAACCTTAAATAAAGTTACAGGAAATGTCCGCTTAGGCGACCAGCTTATGCCGTTTGTCAAGACACCGGCGAATGTTGTGGCTTTGGGTATGGAATACAGTATTGGTGCGGCATATCTGATTCCGAATCTGACGACGGTTATCCGTGATGTTAAAGCCGGAAAGCTATCAGTCAAATCCCGAACGGCAATTAAAGCGGCAGTAAGGAACGGATTGGGGGTTGTTTTAGCGATGCTGATTGCAATGGCGTTAGACCCGGATGATTATACACCGGACTATGACGCACTGACGATGTCGGAAAGGAGGTTGGCACTTGAGAAAAATGCAGTGTTTAATTCTATAAGAATCGGTGATAAATATATCTCCTTAGATTATTTCGGTCCGCTTGCGGTGCCTTTAACGGCGGTTTTGTCTGCACGGAGAAGAGGTGAAGTTGCTTGGTTTGGGTATGCTAAGGGTGTTGCCTCGCAATTGCAGAAACTTCCGGGATTACAGGAGTTTTCGGAAACGGTTGATGCTATTGGGAGAGCTACAAGCAATAAGCCGGAGAAGACAGTTAAGAATTTAAATAATGCCTTAATTGATTTTGTACGGGCGCGGACAATTCCTTCAATTGTTAATGATTTGGCTAAATCTATTGATACATACGAACGGGAAACCAGCGCTGGCACTTATGATAAGGCAAAAGCCTCTATTCCGGGAATACGCGAATCGCTGCCGTTGAAATATACAACAACGAGTAAAACTCCGAGGGAAACAGAACCGGCATGGAGTACCGTTTTGTTTGGTGCAAGGGTTAAAACGGCTGCTTCTAATCGCGTGATTTATGAGATAGACCGGCTTTACAAAAAAGGTGCAAAACCGACGATAACGGATGTTACACGCAGCGGAAAACTTTCTGAATTAAGTGAAGCAAAACAGCAGAGAGTAAGAAAAGAATTTGCCAAACGCTATTATGCAGAGGTTTATACTCTTATCAGGACGAGGGCATACCGGGCAAAGGATGACGAGCAAAAAGCTGCGGCAATAAACAAGGTACGGCGGCAAATTATTGAACAGCTAAAGAAAACATATATACGATAG